ATGGACGAACAGTGGGGCTATGTCGGGGCTAAATCGCGCCAGCGCTGGCTGTTTTACGCGTATGACAGGATACGGAGGACGGTTGTTGCGCACGTATTCGGTGAACGCACGCTGGCCACGCTGGAGCGTCTTCTGGGCCTGCTGTCGGCCTTTGAGGTCGTGGTATGGATGACGGATGGCTGGCCGCTTTATGAATCACGCCTGAAGGGAGAACTGCACGTTATCAGCAAGCGATATACGCAGCGCATTGAGCGGCATAACCTGAATCTGAGGCAGCACCTGGCACGGCTGGGACGGAAGTCGCTGTCGTTCTCAAAATCGGTGGAGCTGCATGACAAAGTCATCGGGCATTATCTGAACATAAAACACTATCAATAAGTTGGAGTCATTACCGACTTCGATGTACGGGTTAATTTGTCTGGCGACAGTGGCAAGGTCTTTATTCAAGAGTGCTTTGCATTCTGCTTTGGTATACGTTTTACCGAGCATGATGTCTTTTCCTGTATGCCCGTGACATACAGTCCATACACCAACAATATCTTTATATGGTATGTAGCTGACACCTTCCAGACCATCGTCACCACTCGGACCAGTGATGAGCACAGACGCTATGGCAACAGCCCCACCACCAATAGCAGCTGCTACAGCCTTGCGTAATGATGGCGACATTATTCACCTCTCGCAGCCTTACGCTTATCTTCTTTAATCTTGAAATAAAGGTTTGTCAGGTACGTCAGCAGGCCAAATACCAGGCTACCCAGCACTCCAATTGCCGCCCACTGTGAGGGCGTGACTTTATCTAGCAGCTGTAAAAACCAGTACCCGGCACTACCTGCTGAGGTGCCATAGGCGACACCCGTTGTTAACTTATCCATGGATTTCATAACCCCACCTCGCAGACAAAGCGGGTGTAAATTGAGGGAATACTACGAAACGTAACAGACTCGAAGTCAGTGAATAACTCAGGTATTGGGTTATCAGCTAATATCGAGACTCAAAAAATGGAAAAACCCGCTCGACGGCGGGTTTAAGCTGTGTGACGAAGTAACCACTCTTAACAGCATAACCAATTTTTTACGTACGTAAACCACTAAATGATATTTGCGAGAATGCTACCGAGTATTGAAAACACCACTACAAATACATAAGCAAATCTCAACAAATAACCAACAAATAATTTCCAGTGTTATTTTTAGCCGATTTAAATTGAACCTTCAAATTATAGAGCACTTATAAATAACAACCGTTAGTATAAATTGGCTAATAGATTTATTTTTATTCAGCCAAGAGCTATGAATAGGATTCGATAGAAAAAAGTTCAGATAAAAATAGAGATCTACTTCACAAATCAAACGAGAAACCAAAACTTACATCTTGAAATAATCACATTGATTAGATGAATATTTATCGCGCAGTGACATCATTTTTTAATAATAGTTCAAAAAAAAGGGCTCACGATGAAAAAATTAACAGTGGCAATTTCTGCTGTAGCTGCATCAGTACTGATGGCGATGTCTGCTCAGGCAGCTGAAATTTATAATAAAGACAGTAACAAGCTGGATCTGTACGGGAAAGTTAATGCTAAGCACTACTTCTCCTCTAATGATGCAGATGATGGTGATACTACTTATGCCCGTCTTGGCTTCAAAGGTGAAACCCAAATCAACGATCAACTGACTGGTTTCGGTCAGTGGGAATATGAATTCAAAGGCAACCGCGCTGAATCTCAAGGTTCTTCCAAAGACAAAACCCGTCTTGCATTTGCAGGCCTGAAATTTGGTGATTACGGCTCAATCGATTACGGCCGTAACTACGGTGTAGCATACGACATCGGTGCGTGGACTGACGTCCTGCCAGAATTCGGTGGTGATACCTGGACCCAAACAGATGTGTTCATGACTGGTCGCACTACTGGTGTTGCAACTTATCGTAACAACGACTTCTTTGGTCTGGTCGATGGCCTGAACTTTGCTGCTCAGTATCAGGGTAAAAATGACCGCACTGACGTAACTGAAGCCAATGGTGATGGTTTCGGTTTCTCCACTACTTATGAGTATGAAGGATTCGGCGTGGGTGCAACCTATGCTAAATCAGATCGCACTGACGGTCAGGTCGCCTATGGTAAGAGCAAATTCAATGCCTCCGGCAAAAATGCGGAAGTATGGGCTGCAGGCCTGAAATATGATGCGAACAATATCTATCTGGCTACCACATATTCTGAAACTCAGAATATGACCGTTTTTGGTAATAACCATATTGCAAACAAAGCACAAAACTTTGAAGCAGTAGCACAATATCAGTTTGACTTCGGTCTGCGCCCATCTGTTGCTTACCTTCAGTCAAAAGGTAAAGACCTTGGTGTTCATGGTGACCGAGACTTAGTCAAGTATGTCGATGTCGGTGCTACTTACTACTTTAATAAAAACATGTCCACTTTTGTTGATTACAAAATCAACTTAATTGACGATAGTAAGTTTACCAAAACAGCTGGTATTGATACTGATGACATCGTTGCTGTAGGTCTGGTTTACCAGTTCTAATCTGATTACGAAAAAGATATGTTGCGGGAGGCGTTGCCTCCCCAACATATAAGTGGCTCCCTCAAGCCACTTCCTTTAGAAGCACAACCTTGCTTCTAACTATATAAACCTTCTGTTATATATTACCCTTTATTTTTGGGGGCGTCTCAACGCCCCATTTTTAATAATTTTTAGTAAACAATTGGCATATTAATTAGAGTTATTAACAACGATATCCATCTCTAACCGGATATCTAATGCCATTAACATCCCTTCAATTATGCCCTCAGCTTTTTGTAACCTTTTCCCGATATAACCATCAGAGCAGCAATGCTTACCTGCCAGTGACATGAATGTCATACCGACTACATAATAATCTACTAATAAATCGTGCAAATCGCTGTTGTTCTTTTTCAGACGGGCCATGCACCCGCAAATGATCATCGCGTCATCGTCACAACATTGCGGGCGAGATTTTACTTTTGAAGGAATTAATCCCTTAAAACCGGCGGCAATGGACGACCAGGTCACATCTTCATGATTATTAGCCGCCCACGCTCCCCAACGCTCAAGAACCATCTGAATATCACGCATCAACTTTCTCCACAAAATCAGGCCAGCACACCAATCGTCAGCGCACGATCGATAAAACGAAATATCAGCTCCAGCTGGGAGCCATACTTCTCTTCGAATGCCACATTATCCGCATGCAGCTCGTCGTGATGCTTTCTGCACAAAGGCAACACAAAGAGGTCATGCGCTTTTGTCCCCATTCCACCCTGACCGTGGCCTATCAGGTGGTGGGGATCATCAGCAGGTTTTCCACAACATGCGCACGGCTGCGTCTTAACCCATCGCGTGTACTTTTCATTAACCCAGCGGCGACGTTTTGGGCGTAACATAAAAGAGTCCGGCGACTCCGGATCCACTTTCAGCGCCAGCACCTTTTTCGCTTTATCCTGGATGATGCTGGTGGCAGGAACCGAAGGCACCAGGTCACTTTCCCGGGTGACAGACGGCACAACAGGCTTCGGTAATCTCAGTGCCTTACGGGCTGCACTTTCCGGTAAGGCATCCGCCAGATCATTACGAATCAGCCACCAGCACAGTTCCGGCATTGTCACAACGTGACTGTCATCAAAACCGAGATCCCGACGCACAACAGACAACACCCAGCGGGCACAGTTATCCGTTGCCATTGATTCCAGCCGTTCCGTGAACTGATCGCGCAGTTGGTTATCGCAGTGCCAGCACAGACGGATTGCGCCCGGCGCGTGTCGCATTGTGGTCATGTTCTCGCTGTGCCAGTCGGAATGAGGCCACTGGCAGCCTTTTTCACGAAGTAACCAGCTTTCAAGACATTCCACGCCACCAGCACGACGGATCACTGCCTCATTGCGGAACACGGCCCGAACGGCAGGATCATCCGCCAGCGGTTGTGATGCAGCCGGAACGGCACCACTGGCAAAAGATGAATAACGTTCCGGCTCAGGCTCCAGCAGGACACGCCCCTGCATAAACAGGGGCATCAGCTCTGAACCTGGCCTGAACAATACGATCCCCATACGCGGGGCAATTTCAGGGGTCAGTAGTGCTCTCACAGTCACCTCAATGAACGGTATCGAGCAGCTTTAACAGCTCAGGAAATCGGGATTCGAAGAAATGCGGCTGCGTCTCGCGCGGATTTGCAGGACTGGTGATGTTCTTGCCGAACATGCAGCCTTTCGCGGTCAGCGACCAGAATTTTTTGATGTTGTTAATCGCGGTACGGCTGTATCGTTCGCGTTGTTCAACGATCCCCAGCTTCGCCATCTGGTGATATGCCTGATTAGCCGTCAGGCGGATACCATACTGCTTCAGCAGTGCACTCAGCGACAGCGTGGGGCGGCTTGAGCCATCAGGCGCGTCAGCAGGTGCATCAATGGCATAGCGCGGTGCCAGATTCGGTAAGCCAACAGCCTCCTGGAGTTTCTGACAGGCCCCAAGCACAGATGAGTTAGACAGATTTAACTCCCGGCGCATAAAGTCCAGCAGAATCACGCCAGCCTGCATCTTGTCAGCAGCCTGTCCGGATAACTTTTCCGGCGCGCTGGTTACCATATCGAAAGTACGGATCACCTTCAGATGGAATGACGGGCTGATCCACATTGCATAGGCATACACCAGTTCCTTACAGACATACGTTCCCCGTTCATTTCCCCCATGAATCACGCTCACCGGGTCAACACCCAAATTCTGGGTGTTGGTTAATTCATGAACAAGCTCAACAGTTTGTTGGCTGGAAAGAAACTTTCCTGGCTCCTTGGTTCTGGCATTTGCACCAGATGCTACTGCTGCGCGATGCAGATCGTTCAGGCTGTAACGCCCATAAGCATCACGACGAACTTCAATACCATCAATGACCATCAGATTATTCATACTTCGTTTCTCCTCTTAATCAGGCAGCTGCACCCGCCGTTTTCTCGTACTTACTGATAGTGATCTCGACCTTCCCTTCCGGGATAACCGGTCCCCACTCCACCAGCATTCTTTTCACCTGACTGTCGTCTTCCCACACCCCCGCGTGGGTCAGGGCGTCAAACAGCGCCTTGTTATAGTTGTCCAGATCGCGGATCCGGTTATCCGGAGGAAACAACACGATCTCCACTGAAGCAGGTGCCGACGTTGGTTTCGGCAGACGACGTAACTGCTCAACTATTGCTGCGCACGCCGCGCTCTGGAATTTTCGCCCCGCCGCGCTTATCAGGCTCTTACCAGCAAACGCCCCTTTGTTGGGGTGTCGCCAGTACGTGTTCACGCTGGGCGGAAAAGGCAGGATCAGCTTCATACTTTCAGGCCCCTCTCATGTAACCAGTGGGCTGCACGCAGCCTTGCGTTTTCCTCACCGGCAAGCAGTGAGCGGATAATCCCGACCGCCTCGCTGTCGTCGTCCTTCACCGCGGTATGAAGCGTGATGCCCCGGGCCACGCCACGCTTTATCGTGATGACGCCTTTTTTCTCCAGTGCGCGAAGATGCTCCACCGCTGCATTCACTGAACGGTATCCCAGCATGGTTGCCACCTCCTGATTGGTTGGCGGGAAGCCACGTTCTTTCTGATAAGAAATCAGCATATCCAGCACCTGCTGCTGGCATTGAGTTAACGTCGTCATGCCGCCATCTCCCTGACCAGTTTTTCTGCCTGCTGGCGAACCTGCGCCAGAAAGGCCTCACCACATGCCTCAAGTTCATCGCGCCCGATGTAGCTGATTGCCGGTCCCTTCCAGGTCTTGTCGAAAACAGCAATAGCACCAGCGAAGAAAGCGCCTGTCGGCACCTGCTTCTCATCCTTCGGGATAAACCAGGCAGGCAGTTCAAAACCAATACGCCCGCGAATAAAAGCAATATGATCTGCATCTTCCGGCCACCACACTTGCTGGTGGCAGCTTTGATCAGGAAAACATAGCGCCCGCCTTTATCACGCATGGCACTGGCATGCTTCATGATGTAACGCATGCCGGTGATGTATTGCCCCTCATGCTGACTGGCGCGGCTGTATGGGGGATTACCAAAGGCAGCACCTTTAAGCTCCGCAAGGCGTTCTGACCAGTCATGCGCCAGCGCGTTGTCTTCCGCCGTGTAATACGCAGCACATTTGGCGTTATCACCGTCAGTGAACAGATCCAGAACAAACGGGCCAAACAGGGTGTTAATTCCCCAGAAAATGTTGTCCGGCGTGCGCCACTGATCGCCCACTGCCTTCAGTTCATGGGCTGGTTTGTTCCGCAGCTCCACCAGCGCCTGGCAATATTTATTACTCATTAAGCCCCCACGTAATTCCCTGAGAGGTACCACTCTTCACCTGATGCAGCCCGCTTACTGCTTTTCCGTAAACACCGTTCACGACGCGCCAGAAAATTGTTTCGTTCTGGCTGGGAGTGGCTTTCACGGAATGCCGCCATCCACACCGTTGCAGCACGACGGTATAAGCCCCTGGACTCCAGTTCTTCCGCCTGGCGGGTCAGGCACAAAATCACCCGGGGGTCGTTAGTGCCGACATAGAAATTGCGCACAGGTCTGGTTTCACGAACAGATTGTGGTTCCGGCTCCTGCGCTCTCTCAGTCAGGCGCGGGAAATGTCTGCGTGTATCTCCTTCACAACGGTGAGCCACACGCCCACTCTGACGTAACTTGCTTGCTGACTGCAGAACGCGCTGCCGTGAGTAACCTGCAAAAGCATCCGCAATGTCTCCGGAAGTACAGCCCGGATGGGCTTCAATGAATTTCTGAACGTCATTCAAAAGACTCATGATCACCCCCTGAATCCTGCCGGGATCTGGCTGTAGTCCACGTTGTCGTAACTGGCTTTGAAGTACGGGTCTTCACGTTTTTCTGTGTGCGTGCTGACGGACGGCGATAAGCGCAGGGAAAGCTCATCCCATTTTTCCCGCAACTTCGACGGGCTGAGCACGTTACGGCACCAGAACGGATCGCGGCTGACGCGGCTGTACATCTCGCAGATTTGTTTGTGAGTACGACCATCCTGCACACACATCAGGCGAATTTCGTTTGCCCATGCTGTCCAGTTCGGTTCTTTGGGACGAACCACCTCGCCGTCACATTCGGCGGCCTGCTCGTACAGGGCAATGATTTTTTTCCAGAGCCACTGTGCGCAGGTCAAATCATCCTGCGTTCCCCACTGGCGCTTTTTAGGGCTGAATACAACCGCATCAGGATGGCGAGTTAAAAAATCCTGTTCAGCCGTCTGCGTGTCCGGTTGCGAAGCGTCCGGACGAGAAGGTTTTTTATCTGACGGATCATGTTTTGATTTTACTGACGGATCCCCGCCAGATTCTGACGGGTGAAAACCCGCTTTTTTGCCAGATTTCGACGCATCAAATTTTGACGTGTCAGATTTTGATGCGTCAGATTTTGACGGGTCAGAATCTGACAGTTGAGAAAATGCCGCTGCCTGAAGCTTCGCAACGTTAAGCTGATAAACATTCGACGCATTGCGGTTACCCTGGCGACGCGCCTTACGCGTTAACCAGCCTTCTGCTTCCAGCCGTGCGATAGCCGTTCTGACGGTACTCATCCCCGCGCCAATCTGACGGGCAATAGTTTCAATTGATGGCCAGCACACACCTTCGTCATTACTGAAATCAGCCAGGCGGGCCATAATTGCCACGCTGGATAATTTCATGCCTGACGCAGCGCAACCATCCCATACATAGCCGGTTAATTTAGTGCTCATGACCGACCTCTATTTCCCTGAATTTACGACGAAACTGTTCGAGCGGGCTGAAGCACTCATGCTCATAGCCTTCACGGAGGTAGATAACCCGTTGTGTTTCCGGCTCCCAACGAATGACTCTGACGGGCACTCCGTAGTGATCTTTGAACCAGCGGTTAACTTGTCGCAAAGGACTGTCTCCTTCTGCCGGTTGAAATCTCCCACAGCCCACTCAGCAAAGCTGTGGGTTACAATTTCCCTGTCACCTGGTACATTTACTGCATAGCAATACTCCACCTTCGCTTTTCCACCCGGTACAGGAAGCGCAATCAGTTGCGAGCGACGGTAGTGTGTTGTTAAACTGTTCATGCGTTAGTTTCTCCACAACCAGAAGCAATCGACGCCACGACGCCCGGAGCTGCACACTCGCGGGCGTCATTACTTTCTGAAACGCAAAAAATTTTGTAGACAAGTGCTGCATGCTCCTGCAGCTTCGAAATTGAGAGGTACAGCTCGTCGTTAATTGCTGTCTTCTCATGCGGTTCCACTACACCGTCTTCGATTGCCGAACGAATCTGTTTTGAATAACTGCCGATCTGTTCAATGACTTCCAGTAAACGCTGGTTAATATCGGCATTGTCCACATCCTCGACGTCAGGAAGAGACACAAAGACGCCATTTGCAGACTGCGCCACAGCGTCGGCAATGAAGTGAGTGCCACCAGCACGTTGTAAAATCATTGCCCATCCCAGCGGGAAAATCTGATCGCCATCGGCACGAAGGCGGTTAAATAATGCGTTCTCTGTTACATCCAGCCACTCAGCAGCTTCAGCGTAACCCCCCGGCAACGCCGCGATAGTTTTTCTGACAGCTTTCACGTACCACTCAGGCTGTTTTTCCACTTTCCAGTGATGATTACCCACGGCTTACCTCCTGTTCCTGTGGTTTAAACCCATTCTGGTTTTGGCTAGATTGAAAACGTGCCGGATAAAGAATCTGCATTTCGCTGATTTCACCCTTAAAAAAATTGGCCAGACGTTCTGCAAGATCGATAGATGGAATTTGTTCCAGTCTTTCAATACGACTCAGCGTCGCTGGATTGACCTGAACGCCAGCAGCAACATGCTGCAAAGTAAATCCGTGCGCCTTACGCACATTCCGTAATGGTGATTGCATATGACCTCCACATATTGCGTGATGAGCATATTATTTCACGCAAATATTTTGCGCAAGTTGATTTGCTTAACGCGCAATAAAGAAATGTAATAAACGCATGAACATAGGAAACCGAGTCAGACAACTTCGCCAGGCGAAGAACATGAAAATCGCCGATCTCGCTGAAGCAATAGGAGTGGATGCGGCGAATATCTCACGCCTGGAAACAGGTAAGCAGAAACAATTCACTGAACAAGCCCTGAGTAATATTGCCAGGAGCTTAGGTGTTGATATTGCTGATCTCTTTACCTCAGACGTCAAAAGTAATACTGTATGTAAAAACAGTATTAGTGAGGATGTTGCGCAGGTGAAGGATGTATTCCGTATTGAAATGCTGGATGTCAGTGCCAGTGCGGGAAATGGCCTTATCCAGGGCGGTGATGTCATTGATGTGATTCATGCCATTGAATACAGAACTGATAATGCTGTATCGATGTTTGGCGGACGGCCAGCCAATCACATTAAAGTTATCAACGTTCGTGGGGACAGTATGTGTCCAACCATTGAGCCAGGAGATCTCATCTTCGTTGATGTCAGTATCAATCAGTTTGATGGAGATGGTATCTATGTATTTGGTTTTGATGATAAAATTTATGTCAAACGACTGCAAATGATACCTGACAAACTACTGGTGATTTCTGATAACCAGATTTACCGTGAATGGGGAATTACCAGCGAAAATGAACACCGGTTTATGGTCTTTGGAAAGGTCTTAATCAGCCAGTCACAAACCCTTAAGCGACACAATTAACCCTTACCTCCTCATCAATTAGCCACCCAAAGGTGGCTTTTCATTACCCTTTAAATTGCATATCTCGCAACAAAAACACTTGCATAATGCGCAACTTCATTTTATCTTTCTTTCCAGACAAACAAACAAGGTACTAACAAAATTTGGTTGTAACACGGCGTATGGCACATGCGTCGTTAGCGGTCTGGGGACGTTAAAGGGGACAATCCACTCCTTGCTCGGGCAAACAAACCAGGTAGCCGGAATGTGCAAGTCAATGATGATGCTGATAAGACGCCTAACCAGCGTGGCGATTCGGTTTGACGCCTGGGAAGAGACCAGGGTGCAACGATGAGGGCATTTATGGAGCCGCGACAAAGTGTGGTGCCGTAACTGGCTAAGTGCTCTCAGCGTTGTGGTAATCCGCGAAATGGCGCGGCGGTAAGTATGGCGGGGTTACTCTTTCCCCGTTGAGGGCACCGGATTGTCAGGTTGACCATACGCCTGAGTGACAACCCCACCACAACAGCCACTGCTTTGGCGGTACCAGTTTGTACCCTTGCTTCCGGCTGGTACCGCTCTTTTTACAAAACAGAGAAGAGAATCACCGGACGACGGGCTCATAACCCAATCCATCCGGGCGGCAGTCACCGCAGGTGTTCTTCTCTGTTTTGTGGAGAAACCAACCGACCTTGCAGGGTCGATATGATGAGGAGCAGCAAAATGGCTAGCGAACGCAGTACTGATGTGCAGGCATTTATCGGGGAGCTGGACGGCGGCGTATTTGAAACCAAAATCGGCGCTGTTCTCAGTGAAGTCGCTTCCGGTGTGATGAACACGAAAACCAAAGGTAAGGTCTCGCTCAACCTGGAAATCGAACCGTTTGATGAGAACCGTGTGAAAATCAAACACAAACTCTCATATGTTCGCCCAACTAACCGCGGGAAAATTTCCGAAGAAGACACCACCGAAACGCCGATGTATGTCAATCGCGGTGGTCGCCTGACTATTCTGCAGGAAGACCAGGGACAATTACTGACTCTTGCCGGTGAACCTGACGGAAAACTACGCGCAGCAGGTCATTAATATCGTTCTTAATAAACTGATTATTTATCTCATCACTGAATATCTTTATATAGTGAGGACTTATTATGTCTCAGAACTTAGACGCAACCGCAATTAATCAAATCCATGCCCTTATTTCTGCTCAGGGTGTTAATGAAATTATCAGTAAGATTGGTGCCGATGCTGTGGCATTGCCTGAGAATTTCCGCATTCATGATCTGGAAAAATTTAATTTAAATCGCTTCCGTTTCCGTGGTGCGCTTTCCACTGCCAGCATCGATGACTTTACCCGTTATTCTAAAGATCTTGCAGATGAAGGCACCCGCTGCTTTATCGATGCCGATAATATGCGAGCCGTCAGTGTGCTTAACCTGGGTACTATTGATGAACCAGGTCACGCAGATAACACCGCCACTCTCAAACTGAAAAAGACAGCACCGTTCTCTGCCCTGTTGTCTGTTAACGGCGAGCGTAACTCCCAGAAGTCACTGGCAGAATGGATTGAAGACTGGGCCGACTACCTTGTGGGCTTTGATGCTAATGGTGACGCCATTCAGGCAACCAAAGCGGCTGCGGCGATCCGTAAAATCACAATTGAAGCGAACCAGACCGCTGATTTTGAAGATAATGACTTCAGCGGCAAACGCTCCCTGATGGAGTCTGTCGAAGCGAAGACCAAAGACATTATGCCAGTGACATTTGAATTTAAATGCGTTCCGTTTGAAGGTCTGAAAGAACGTCCGTTTAAATTACGCCTCAGCATTATCACTGGCGATCGTCCTGTACTGGTTCTGCGCATTATTCAGCTGGAAGCGGTGCAGGAAGAAATGGCTAACGAATTTCGTGATCTGCTTGTTGAGAAATTCAAAGACAGCAAAGTAGAAACCTTTATTGGTACTTTCACCGCCTGATTTCATTACTGCAAATGCCCCTGCGGGGGCATTTATGGAAACGTAATTAACTCAATAATCACCGGATGGTGAGGGCTTCCTTTTACCAGAATTCAGCGCGGTGCAGTGCATATACGTGGAGAACAAAATGTCATTTATTAAAACTTTTTCCGGGAAGCATTTTTATTATGACAAGATAAATAAAGACGACATCGATATTAACGATATCGCGGTTTCCCTTTCAAATATCTGTCGCTTTGCCGGTCATCTTTCGCACTTCTACAGCGTCGCCCAACATGCGGTTCTTTGCAGCCAGCTGGTGCCGCAGGAATTTGCTTTTGAAGCGTTAATGCATGATGCAACAGAAGCGTATTGCCAGGACATTCCCGCACCACTGAAACGCCTTCTTCCTGACTATAAACGGATGGAAGAAAAAATAGACGCCGTAATCCGTGAGAAATACGGGTTACCCCCAGTTATGAGTACACCCGTGAAATATGCCGATCTCATCATGCTGGCAACCGAACGCCGCGATCTCGGGCTTGATGATGGCTCTTTCTGGCCTGTACTGGAAGGCATCCCGGCAACAGAGATGTTCAACGTGATTCCACTGGCACCGGGTCATGCCTACGGGATGTTTATGGAACGTTTTAACGATTTATCGGAGTTACGCAAATGCGCATGAATGTTTTCGAAATGGAAGGGTTTCTTCGCGGGAAATGTGTACCGCGAGATCTGAAAGTGAACGAAACAAATGCTGAGTACCTGGTACGTAAATTCGACGCGCTTGAAGCTAAATGTGCGGCACTGGAAAACAAAATAATACCAGTGTCAGCTGAACTGCCACCAGCAAATGAAAGTGTTCTGTTATTTGATGCTAATGGAGAAGGCTGGCTGATTGGCTGGCGTTCTCTCTGGTACACCTGGGGACAAAAAGAAACCGGAGAATGGCAGTGGACATTTCAGGTCGGGGACCTTGAAAACGTCAATATCACTCACTGGGCAGTAATGCCAAAAGCACCGGAGGCTGGAGCATAATGACCACATTTACCAATAAAGAACTGATTAAAGAAATCAAAGAACGAATCAGCAGCCTAGAGGTTCGAGACGATATTGAGCGCCGTGCTTATGAAATCGCACTCGTATCTCTGGAAGTAGAGCCAGATGAACGCGAAGCCTATGAATTATTCATGGAAAAGCGTTTCGGTGACTTAGTAGATCGTCGGAGAGCAAAAAACGGCGATAACGAATACATGGCATGGGATATGACTCTCGGTTGGATCGTCTGGCAGCAACGAGCTGGTATCCATTTTTCAACAATGACACAGCAAGAGGTGAAATAATGGAGCCATACAGCCTCACACTCGATGAGGCCTGTCAGTTTCTCAAGATATCCAGACCTACCGCTACCAACTGGATACGAACAGGCCGCCTACAGGCAACACGCAAAGACCCCACTAAACTAAAATCTCCTTACCTCACAACACGACAAGCCTGCATTGCGGCGCTTCAGTCTCCGCTGCATACTGTCCTGGTGAGCGCGGGTGATGGCATAACAGAGGAAAGAAAATGTCACTCTTCCGCAGAGGTGAAATATGGTACGCCAGTTTCACATTGCCGAACGGTAAAAGATTTAAACAGTCTCTTGGAACAAAGGACAAAAGGCAGGCGACAGAGCTCCATGACAAGCTAAAGGCTGAAGCATGGCGGGTCAGCAAACTTGGTGAAATACCTGATATGACGTTCGAGGAGGCGTGTATCAGGTGGCTCGAAGAGAAAGCACATAAAAAATCACTGGACGATGACAAAAGCCGGATCGGATTCTGGCTTCAACATTTCGCAGGAATGCAACTAAGAGACATTACTGAATCAAAAATTTATTCAGCAATGCAGAAAATGACGAACCGGCGTCATGAGGAAAACTGGAAACTCAGGGCAGAAGCATGCAGAAAAAAAGGGAAACCTGTTCCAGAATACATGCCAAAACCAGCGTCCGTTGCAACAAAGGCTACGCATCTTTCATTTATAAAGGCCCTACTAAGAGCCGCAGAGCGTGAATGGAAAATGCTGGATAAGGCACCAATTATTAAAGTGCCTCAACCAAAGAATAAACGGATCCGCTGGCTGGAGCCCCATGAAGCACAAAGGCTGATTGATGAATGTCCGGAGCCATTAAAGTCTGTTGTTGAATTTGCACTGGCAACAGGCTTAAGACGCTCGAACATCATCAACCTTGAATGGCAACAAATAGACATGCAGCGCCGGGTGGCATGGATAAACCCGGAAGAGAGTAAATCAAACCGCGCAATTGGCGTTGCGCTGAATGATACTGCATGTCGCGTATTGAAAAAACAAATCGGGAATCATCACCGTTGGGTATTTGTGTACAAGGAAAGCTGTACCAAACCAGACGGAACGAAAGCGCCAACGGTCAGGAAGATGCGGTATGACGCAAACACAGCCTGGAAAGCGGCGCTGAGACGGGCTGGTATTGATGATTTCAGATTTCACGACTTGAGACACACCTGGGCAAGCTGGCTGGTTCAAGCCGGAGTCCCGTTGTCAGTGTTACAGGAAATGGGAGGCTGGGAGTCTATCGAAATGGTTCGTCGATATGCTCACCTTGCACCTAATCACCTTACCGAACACGCACGGCAAATAGACTCGATCCTGAACCCATCGGTCCCAAATTTGTCCCAGTCAAAAAATAAGGAAGGTACTAATGATGTGTAACTTATTGATTTAAATGGATAATAGGAACAATACACATAGGCGATAATCTTTGTTTTTGTTGCCTTTTTTATTGTTCATTTTTTATAGATACCCCCAAAAGTACCCCCATATCTTTTTCCGCCCCTGAAATTTGGTTGTTATTCATACAGCATATCAGGCGGTAACGCTCTCCCTTTAACCCACTTATTGTATGATAGTGCTATCCCACAATAAGGAATCAGCCAGCCATGAGAATGACCAGTCGCAAAAAAGAGATACTTAGCTACTTTGAACCGGATAACCTCGAATGGGTGACTGGTGAGATTGGTGCGCCGCCGTTCGATGTGTCGGGTGTGGCCTACCTGCTTCATGGCATGGTGTCGTTCGATAAGCGTCACCAGCTCGAATCAACCCGGCGCACACTGGAAAGCATGGTTGCTGGTGGACTGCTTGAGCGGGTGACAGTGTATGAATCGCGCCAGATACGGCGCGGCGGTGATACTAACGCAACGGTCGTGCGCTACGGTTTACCCGGTCAGTGCGCTGTTATGCGCGATACTGGCGGCGCTGACAACGCAATATCAGGTGAATACATGCGGGTCAGTAAATAGCCTGCAATCTGTCGTTGATGCGGCTCAGGTCGTAAACCCGGCGTTCAATATCCAGCATCAGGAAATTGTGGATCTCGGCCTGCTCAGGATTATCAGACTCTCTGGCCTGTAATAGCAATTCATTGTAACCATGCAAGCCGCCTGAGTTTTCCGCCGGGGTGGTGCCTTTCCCACGCAGGCAGCTAATGGGCTGATTACTCGTATCGTGTGTTTGCTTCTCCAGCACAATGACGCAATCCCACCAGTCGCCAAAGTCATACGTGTAAACCAGCTTGTCACCCTCATTCTGGAGCGCCGCCCATAGTGGCGTGATTGCCGCGTTACCCATGCTTTCATCCTCACCCCATACGCGATACTCGCTACCTGGATCACCTTTACGCCCTTTCTCGAACATATACAGGTGTTCGTCATTCCAGCCAAAAGCTAACTGGATCACGGCATGAAGTTTACTAAAGGGGATTTGCTCTGGAACCAGCACACGCCGCCATATAGGTGGTTTGCTGTCTCGGATGGTTATCTTTAGCTGGTACATGCAAATCCTGAATAAATGCGAATCGGAAGGATAACGATACTGACGTACTCACAATTCTGTAAAGGTGAATAAAGGAAATTTGCTTAATACGCATAAGTTACATGTGGAATAATCCCATATCTACCTGCGCGGCGCTGGCTTCTTCCACTGGTAGGCAGGTGCTCGCATCATTTCGCGGAACCTGTCGCGCCGGGCTATATCGGCATTAACTGATCGTTCTATCTCCCGTTGATCTGCCTGTGTAAGCTGGTGGCCTCCGTGCTCAAGTTTGGCGATGGTCAATAAGGCTATTTCGCGTGGTGTCATACGTCATACCCTCTGGAAGGATGAAACACGCCCGGATTAAATTTCATTTTTCGCGGGTATAAAAAAACGATGGGGCGGGCAGTCCCGGATAGTCAGGGCTGTAGAGATTTGACTACCCCCTCCCCACTGGATTCAGGTTACTGCTATTCCGTTAAGCGCTGCTTACGGGGATAGCTGCGTTGTGATTTTGACCATTCAGGTCGCCGCTATTTCCTCACCGATTGGGTGCTACGCGCGCGCGTACTTGTCCCGAAATACCAGAAACCGCCAGCCAGAGGATGATTTCCCTCTGGTGGTCTACCTTTGCCTCTTGCCGCCATTTAACCGGAAGGCGTTACCGTTCGGTTGCGCTATCCCCATGCGGTGTTGCGTTTCGGTAACAGCTTTATGCAGGTCGCCAAAGTCCTCAACCTTCACGGGCGGGCGCTTCACGTTCTCCAGACACGTTTCACGGCGGCGCTTTATCCATTCCCGATCATCGTCCTCGGTGCATAACAGCATGACTTCCATCCATCGTGCGGCAGCTCTCCGGTATAGCCCTTTTGACTCCAGCTCTTCAGCTTTCCTGTCCCTTATCATTTCTGCCTCTCAGATTATTTTGAACCAACACAGCCCAGCTCTGAACCAACAACACAGCGATAGCTTTGTGATTGGTCCGTTATTTTCTGGCTGATATTTGAGCGTATAACAGTGTTATACAGTGGTATACTGTATGGATATTACTCACTGATATGGTCTTTGCAATGAGCAAATCTAATCTGGTCGCGTTCCGCATCCCATCTGAATTGCAGGATGAGTTTAATCGGTCTGTTCTCGCTTCTGGAGGGGATAAAACCTCCTGGCTTGTTGATGCGATTCGCATGAAGCTGGGACAGCCGGAAAAGTCTATTGATTCACGAATGCTTGGGCTGGTGGAGCGCATGGAAAAAGCCGCTGCGTCGCTTATTGCCGGAAAGCCGAACATCCCACCAAAGCCATATAACGAAACGGCAGTTATAAAGATCATTGCCGATACCATCCGACAGGGATTTGATAATGGGCGCGTGATAGCTGAACGGATCAATGAAGCAGGCTATCAAACAAAAGCTGGTAAGGCATGGGATAAAGATATTTACAGCGCGTGGAAGCGTCAGGGAAGCAATGCTGAAAAGTTATCAGTGGCGCTACATTCAGCGCCATCGCTATAATTTATTCAATATCAAATAAATGCCTTGGGAAACCGTTATTATCAGGTAATCCCATGGCTGTCAGGTTACATCCTGGTAAGTTAGGCTTGTTATCTACAAGGTTGGCAACTTTTTTTATCCAGTCAGATCCCGGTCCAATTTTTTTCACTAAAAACCATAACACAGCGATCATTCCGTACATTCTTTCGTACGCATCATCATTCATATTTAATTGTTCAAAGTACGGCTCATTTGGCAAAGGCATTAATCTTGGTTCGTTGACCTTGTTCCAGATGCGTGAATGGTGAGCGCACCGATTCCTTAGCACATTCATTGCGCTAAGCCAGTTTTGGAAGATAGCTCCATTGCCTGCCGCTATCCCTAGCCTAGATAGTATCCTGTTGCGATAGCTGTCTTTTAGCATCGCATAATACTTTGACATTAAGCCGAAGTCCCACACTTCAATAACCACCCAGAAAGGAAGACCTTCGTACTTGTTTTCATGCCATTTGATAAAGTCTTCGCGACTTTTAGCAATCTCGGCATTATGTTTATTTATCCATTCTTCTCTGGCGCTTGGGCGACCATGGGAACGTGGTCTAAAGTGTTTTGGATTTATTAGCGAGTCATCAAGATATGCTAAAGGAGATATCTTACCAAGCTCATGAGCAATAACTGACCGAACATAAACCTCAATGCGTTCTAACGCATTCATCATCTGCAAACGCAGATTTTTATCGAATAAATAGAGGTCATATACTGCGCGAAAATTAGTACCTGGACGAACCTGATCGAGTCTGGTTCTAATATTGTCTGTTGTTATATGGGGGATTCGGCAGGGGTACCAAAAGCCTGATAATCGGTAGTAGCCTACTTGTGAGATTTTCTTGATAGCATGTTCGCGATCTGGCACATCCATACCCCGAGACAGCAATAAATCGACAAGTTCATCATATTCTTTATGAACCTTAACCGGAACAGCCATACAAAAGGTTTCCTACCTCCAGATACAAGAAGGCCCGGCCATAACAATTTCTCATCTAAGACAAGATAAAGCCAGGGGGCCGGGCTCAGTTGAGTGTAACTCTATCCGAAGTTATCCACATGTCAATGCACAGTTACTTAGGAAACTAACATAGGTACTATCATCACTCACGAAAAACCACTATATGTGGTTTTTATTCATATCGTTATCCACTACAGGCTGTGTCAATAACTTTTACCTATTAATTGGGTAATTTCTACATTTTCCTATGCTGGCTAGTTTCTCTACTGAAAAGTTGGCACTCCTTAATCGCTTTTCGGTTAATACTATCGGTCTTCATATTGCCAGCAGCATACGCCATCCGATAATTTCGATGCTACGCGCGCGTACTTGTCGCAAAATATCAGGCAAAGGCCAGATTCAGAAAGTCGTGATAACCACCAGCACAACATGAGAGGTCATGTAACGCGATTTATCACACCAGATACATGTGATTGGTGTACCCGCATAAAACATCGTCATAGCGCGTCCTGTGCGCATATACGCCGATAATCAACACATCACCACTACTCTGACTTATGTAGAGAACAGTTTTATGGTACTCCCCTCCATCGTGCGCGTACTGGTCGGACGTAGTTGCAAAATTTTTTGCAACTGATACCCCTCGCGCGCGTACTTGTCTCGAAATTGGTGTTTTGCTGTGGCAGTGATATCAGAAAAATCTTCCTGTTTCACATAAAGCGGATATGCGCGTACTGTAACGGCCCCATCAACTGGGAGCGGATTTGAAATCCCGACCCAAGCTATGTACCAAATGCCATGTCTTGGATATATGATGATTGCCATTCTAAACAAAGCTAAAGGGAGGGTTGGTGTGAATGCTCAGGCTGTCATCATGGTTTTACTTGGTCTGATTGTCGCAAAACTATATCCAGACTGGTGGAAAGGGGCATTAGCAACTGTCGCCATCTATTTGCTTTTATCCGTCGTTAAGCGATCGTTCGTTAAGACCGTAAATCAAGCAAAACGTTTCTCATTTAAGAATTTAATAAACTATATTACTGGGCTTATTTTTTGCCTTTCAATTTTGATCGCTTCAGCTTTTTTGCCCGTATCAATAGCTAATTTTTTTGGCGCACCATATGAGGTAGGTTATCTATTCTCTGTTTTTTGTCTTGTTCTTTCCCTTCTTTACCTATGGATGAGAGCAAAGAACAAAAATTAGCCATCCATGGCTAACCAGTTATTGAGATTCTTTTTGTGATGCCTGTGCGACTCTGGTGAGCGATTGTGTGACCGTACTGATCGCTCTGTCATATGCTGTGCTACCTTTTGGCGTATTTGCCAGACGTAACAAGGCATTTCGTATAACAGGGCTTTCGTATGCCTTCGCTGCTCCGCCTACGGCACCAGCAGCAGGAACAACAAACGCAGCCGTTTTTAGCATCCCCGCTAATACTGCTGCGTTTATGATGCCACCACCAACTAACAATCCATAAAGCTGCTGACCATTTAAGTTTTGAACGTTCGCTTTTGCCGCGTGTCTTGTATCGTTGAGGTATTTAATAACGCCGTCCAGTTCCTTTCCATGTACGCCTTTAAAGAAAGTTGCTGATTGCTTCCTGTTCCGGTGTAACGCATTAATAAACTTCTCAACACTGATATTTCCAGACGGATCAGTCGCCTTATCTACAGCATTCTGAACTATGGCTGCTCGTGCGTTTTGCCTACCATTGTCATCCAGAAGCCTGTAAAGCTGAGAACGTTCTGATGGGCTTTGGCTAAAAACGAGTTTTGTTACATCCTCAGGCGTGGCCTTGCCGCTGGCTATTGCCTTTTGAACGCGCGTTCTTCCCATCATGTCATTGAATTTAGACCATGAGCGATCAACCCTTGCCATATTAATGGCTTCGTCTGCTCCAAGATTTTTGGCTACGGCTTTTTTCATATCCGCCGTATATGCCTTGTAGATAATATCGCTGGCTTTCTGGAGCGTATCTTTATCAACAGTGTCAGATGACGCCATAAATCGCTTTCGAAGATCGGTTCTGTTTTCCCTCGCCAGACGCAGGTCATTTGGTCCGCTGGTGATATCGTCTTTAAATTGCTGCAAGACTTTTACCGCGGCTCTATCCTGAGATTTGCCCGGGCGGCTTAACACGGCAATCTGATTGTCGATAGCTTTTACCGTGTTTGAGAGATCGACAGGGGTATCCCCCATAGCGTCAATTATGCGGTTATATCGCTTTCCTGCTGCCTCAATGAATTTTTGTTGCCCTTTAGTCGCAGATTCATAAAGCTGTTTATCAGAAATGCCACCCAGACCATCGCTAAATGTTCTGACTAAATTTTCTCGTGCTTGTTGTTGATTCAGCCGATTCTTACCGGTTCCAAAAAAAGGAACTCTTTCGCCTAATGTCTGAGCCTGACTCTGCATAAAGGTTTTATCTTTCAGCATGTCACTGGTCATTAACGGCAGATTTCTTTCCGATGCAAAGTCGACAGCAGCCTTTGCTTCAGGCGACATATCACCACGAACAGCCCTCGAAACCGCACTCGCTGTATTTTCCAGCCCCTTACCAATACCACCAATGCCAGCAGAAATTACCGTTTGTAACGGATCAATATCTTCTCCACCAGCAAGGCTGGTGGCTCCCTGTAGTGCTAAATCTGTAGCTGCTGATTTTCCTATGGCCCCCAGCACCGTTCCGGCCCTGCCCGCTGGTGTAAACGCCAACGCATTAGCAAGAAACGAGGTCAGGTCTTGCGGTGATAAACCCGGCTTGTTCAGGGCATAATCACCTGATGGCAGAGAAACGATAGTATTCCCCTTCTCATCCTGCCTTAATGTCGCCCCCATTCCCTGAAGAATCTTTTCCTGAGACGCGTCAGAGCCGAAAAGTTGAGACCATCCAGCCTTTAGGGCATCCATGCTTAGTGAGTTCAATTCTGGGGCAGAGGCGACATTTTGCAGTCTCTCCATCTCTGGAGTCATTCGGCTTTCGCCTGTTATAGCATCGCGCATCGCAGCCCCAAGACTGGCTCCCTGTTCTGCTGAACGCTCAAGCCCCTCTCTTTGCTGAGTAGCTAACTTTGCATACCCTGACGCAAGAGAATTATCAGATGATGTATGTTGAATATTTTGAGTTGCTGATTGGGATCGGTCTATTGCATTCGTTGATGGTAGTGGATAGGCAGCATAAAAAGCCTGCTTAGCCTGCTCTACACTTTCTCCGGCTTTCGGGGCAACGACTTCATTGAAGTATTGCTCCTGAGCCTGCGCTTTTTGTTCTGGTGCTAACGCCTGATACTGTGGAGAGGCGATAACATCTTTCCATGCTTTAGCCATTAATCACCCCATAGTGAAGAAAAGTTACTGCTGGCTGCTGGCTGTGATACCTGCTCAGATTGCGGCAATGTCTGCGACGAAGAAGCAGTTCCTCTGTCAACTGCTGAAATAACCCGCAAAGCATCATAAGTTCGACCAGAAGCAGCTTTCAGCGAATTGAACTGGTTTTCCATCTTCCGGCGCTTGGTATCAATGGTTTTTGTGGAATCACCAGGCTGAGGGAAATACATTTGATAATATTTGGACATTTCAGCTGGTAGGATAGATGCCCCTGTTTCCTGACGGAGTATTGCCATTATTGCGTCATTAGCATTAACAACGTATTGCTGCTCTGCTGGGCTGAGCGTTAAGTTAGCCAGCGTCCCATTACCCAAAGCATTATTAATGATCGCCACTCGCTGTGGGCTAAGCTGGTCTTTCAGTGTATCTATTGAATCAAGAGCATCCCTAACCCTGTATGCAAATCCAGCAGCTTTTTTAGCCCCTTCTGGCGACTTTTCCATGATCTTTTGGGCTGTTGGCAAAGCTATTGGACGAAACCCATCTCCAGATATTGGCTGGTTTAGTTTTCCCTGCTCTTCACTTCCGTCTGTGTAGTATTTTGTGACAGTGCCATCATCGTTTTCTCTAACACTCATTAATTTTTTGGCGTTTGTATTAATTCCAGCCGCTGCCGCAAATGCCGCCGCCCCCTCTGGATCCGCCTTTAACATTTGCGCGTACTGATTGTAATTCTGCATTGCTGCTGTTGGTGCATATGCTGACGTTAACGCATTTGCTCGGCTAATATCCTGCCCTCTCGCCTGAAGTGCTTCGCCAGCCTGATTGCTGCGGATTGTCTCTGCCAACTTGCCACGCTCAATATCCCGACCTTCCATTTGATCTTTGATATCGAAATACTTCTCATGACCGAGAGAAAACAGCGCCAGATTACCTGCGAAATGCTGGAAGCCCTGCGGGTCATTAACCTGCATTTCAGCAATAGTTTCTGGAGGGATACCTAAACGACGCATCTCCTGCTCATTATCCATCATGAACCTGCCAAATGCGCCCGGACCAAGCGATGAGGCTACCTGTGCTTTGAGCGCCAGATTGCCATAATCATCCCTTTGAGCATCATCGACATAACTCATCCCTTTACGGACTTCCTCAAACTCTTCTGGGAATGCTGTAATAAGATTACGCATCTGCTCCCTGTCACCGGACGCATAAGCATCTGCATAACCTTTCTGGAATGCCGCTTTACGCTCCTGCTGTTGCTGCTGCTTATAAATATCAGCAACTCCAGCCAGACCACGAAGACCTGTCAGAGCAACGTTATTTGCACCTGAGCGAGCCAGTTCATTGTTTTCGCGGATCAGACCAAGCGTTGCGTTAATGTCGCTTGCCTTTGGCGCATTCTCGTTTTGCGTACCGATGCCAGCCAGAAAACCGCCTGAGTTGATTCCTTGTTGCCAAGTAGCCATAAATTTACCCACGTCCAGTTAAAGTGTAAGCCAGCGCCTTATCCATTAATCCCCGAGCAATTTCGTGGATCGTTGGCGCAACTCCTACCTCTGATTTTTTACGCTGCTCCTCCTGAATTTTCTTTATCGCTTCCATTTGCTTCTCACTTATCAATACTGGCTTTACTGAAATAGCCATAACGTCCCCTTAGAACTGTATAAAACAACAGTCATTATAGTTTCACAAAACGCAACATTCATCATTGTGATTGCAAAATATGAAACAAATAGCACAAAAAAATGCCACCGCTCAGTAGCTGGTGGCATCGTTCTGTATGTCAGGTTTTGACAGGTTTTTTATGGACTCTAAAAACTATATTTATGATGTCGCATTACTCTTCACGGCAGGCGCTTTCCAGTTCTGCCCTTGCTTCTGGCTCCATTGGTAATTTGATTCGCGATCAGCTATGCGGATGGTTTGCTGAACAGGCATAACAACATCTCAGAGGCTATTTTTTGAACTACGAAAATTTCGTAGGTCTCTCCTTCAAAAACGTCACGCCCTTGTACACTGGATTTTACAAAAGTCTCGTAAAACTCTTTGCTGTTCTGGGCTACGTGCCAAACCGCAGCGAATACCTCCGTCTGCCAGATGAGCAAAACATACCTTATAAAGAAAATCGCTGTTTTTGCTGTACCACCTGTACCACCATGTCACAAACCCTTGTGTAGCGCGGCCTGCAGGTGGTACAGGTGGGTAAAAATGACCTCTCCCCACCTGTACAGACCTGTACCATTTATTTAATTTTTACCCATAGCAGCACATAATCCTTTTTTTGAAATATTGAAAAATGCGTTCATTCTTCCCGCTGGCTTAACCTTGTAGCCGCTTGCCACCATCGCCGCAATAAATGCTCCGTTGGGGATATAGTGCGGGTGATCACTGTGCTGGTGGTTTATCTGGTTATATCGCTCCACTTCATGCTTCAACGTGTCAGATGTGGGGTTATCCTGCGGGAAGCTCTCAATCTGGGCATTACTCATCCCGTTGTCTCTGATCCATCTCAGGCAGCTTTTCGCCGATACGATAAATGACGGGTTATCAAGCGGGTTTTCCCAGTCCGCATTCCGGTTGTGGAGCGCCAGTCCGTCAAGGTTAAATTGTGGGTATTCAGCGGTAATTACTGTCACTGCGTGGCGGATTTCAGTCTCGTCACAACATGGCTCATCTCCCACACCAGCAGGGTAATAATCTGAACCACCGGGACTGATACAGCGTTTACCACTGAAAGGCCATTGCTTCGCCATTTCGGGTGTTGAGTGATTACCGTCGCTCCGTTCGCGCTGTGCCTCTGTCCACTGGCTGGCATATTCAGTAAATGAAACCCTTTGCCCCTGACGCATCCAGTGCGCAATCATAATTAAAGTGCGTTCCAGACTTTGGATGTCGCCAGCATTCCCGCACTGTGTAGCGAAACTTTTTAATTCTTCGCGCTCCGTTCTGGTCATTCCCTGCGGTATGCAATAGTTATTGTTCATGTTTTACCTCTCTGATTTCTGCTGCCATATCTGTTGGCTCTATACAGCCGTCCCGACTTGCCACGCAGGGAATAATGATTTCAACGGTATCGCCGTCAATACACATTTCAACATTCGCCCATGCCGCAATGGGTAGCCAGTCTGAACGCCCCTCAAACCGTAGCTGCCAGCCAGAGGAAGAAGCTAACTGGCGCACTTTGTAAAATGGTGTGCTCATCATTGGCTGTTCCCTCTCAGCCAGCCAGAAGAAATGCGTTTGTTAATGGTATAGGTGGTACAGGTCTGGTATAGGTAAGATATTGACCTGTACCACTATAACACATTGTTTTTAATACTGAATTAGCAAAGTGGTATAGGTGGTACAGGTAAAAACGATCTTCTTGTAAAAAGACTATATTAAAAAACATCATAACCCCCCATACCGATCAGACGGGCAAACGCAGCCTGTAGAACTCCGACCTCTGGTAGTTCGTAGAACACGCCATTCCCTCGGTCTGGTCTTCCATGCTTCACCAGCCCCATTTGTGCAAGTGATTTACCCAGTAGTGATCTGGCAGCTGGTTCTTTAAGCTTTTCCCCACGCTCAAGCGACCACGCTACAAACCGACTAACCATATCCTTTGCAAACAAACGGACTTCGCCATTAAACGGAGGTTCATTGATTAGCTCGCCATAAAGAAACAATTCAACGCCAGACAGCCCCAGCAAGATTTCTTCACGTAAGGCATCGGTCTGTGGCGCTCGTTGAGGGTCAAAACCTGAGAGATCCACCCCTTTAAGATGCCAAAGCAACTTTGCGGCACCGCCATCATTAAGCCAACTGTACAGCCGATCAAAATACTCCCGGCTCTGTGCTTTTTCAGGAGATGGCTCAAGCACGAGATAGCGACGCTCTCTTATCCCTGCCTGTAATACCTGTGTGCTGTTACTGGCAAATATCAACCGGGCAAAATTCGGCATTGGTTCAGCATCAATTCCCTTGCGCTCAAGGTTAAACGTCGGTTCGCTAATAATCGCTTTAAGTCTGTCAGCTTCAGACGGCTTGTGGATCGTCACTTCGTCAGCAAATACCAGTAGCTTGTTAGCAAGTATTGAATTGAAGCGCCCTGAAATATGTCCCGCCCCGTTAATGTGGGCGGCGTACTGCCCCAGTATTTGCAGCAGCGGTTTAACCGTTGTGCCTTTCCCTGTGCCCGGGACAGATTTCATCACGATTGCCACGGACGGTTTTTCATCAGGCTTTTGGATAATGTGCGCCATCCACTGGATAAGATATTGGCATGCCTCTTCATTACCGGCACAGACAACCTGCAACAGGTGATTAAGGTATACCGTGCAATCTCCTTCAATTGGTTCCAGTGCCAGCCCCTCATACAGATTAAAAACATCGTCAGGGCATTTGTCTGGTACTGGATAAAATCCTACGCCTCCTGGCTTGTAGTTCTTCCCACTCCATGACAGCCACGCCGATCCCGCCAGCTTTCTGGCGACTCTCGGTTTATGATGAAAATAATGCTGAAATTGTGATAAATCCTCGAAAACGTGCGATACACCGCCGGTTTGAGAAGGCTTTAGCGACACCACCTTGTGTTTCCCGCCGATGGTGACATGCGTAAACGTCCGGTTGATTTCTTCGAGGACAGCAATTTCATCATCGCTTAACACCTCGCCAGAACTGATCTCATTCAGCGCCCCGACTGACTGTTTGTGATTTTTCACCTGCGCCCCTTTCCCCCGTGGCTGGTACATCGAATCTTTAAATGCTGCTGTGGCTGCCGCCAGCCCGTGTTGTTGGTGATAGTCGTTCCAGTCGGCTTTATAGTCAGTCGGTGGCAGAGACACCCTGCCAGCTACGGAAATAGCGGCCCTCTCTGCGGCATCTTTCCCCGTGTTGATCCCTCCACTTTCTGAGTCTCCTTGCTGGTGATCGTTATCTGCGGCAATGATTATTTGTGCCTGCGGATATGTTCTGCGCATGACTTCCGCTACTGGCAACAGGTTGCCAGCGTCGATTGCTGCCACTGTCATTGCGTCAGGGCGAATTAAATGGCACGACAGGGCGGTAGCCACCCCCTCAGCAATTATGATGCTGTGAGGTCGTTTCTGTGCGTTTATGGCGTGATATGCCCCCCGCTTTGCCGAACCTGTCAGGAGTCTTTTTTCACCATGTGGGGTAATAGTCTGTGCTGCTGTGACTGCGCCGGATTTATCCACCAGCGCCAGCAACAGAGATCCATCGGGCAACACGGGGAATGTAAAATCACCTACCCCTTTCGCAACCAGATAATCAGATTTGCCGTTTACAGCCTTTCTGCGCATGTCATCAAACTGACGGGAAAACGTATCCCGTCTTTGTTGTTCGTCCTTCTCTGCCCTTTTCAGGCGCTCCTGTTCGCGTCGCTGGCGCTCGGTTTCCAGTTGTTCCCGTTTCTGGCTGGTGGCTTCTGGTGTTTCCGTTGTCCGGTAATCAATACCCAGAACATCAGCGGCAAGAAGCGCCGCCTCTGTTGTGTCGCAGTTATTTACGCGTTTAATTAAATCCAGCCCATCACCAGCGCCGCACTGATTACAGATGAAGCTACCGCGCCCGTTGTCATCGAACCGGAATCGATCTTTGCCCCCACATGCAGGGCAGGGAGCATGACGGCGCGGAGAGTCAGGGACATTTATGTTCAGGCAGCCCAGCACATGAGGCCAGTTGTTTTCAGACGCACTGATAACCTGACGGATAAGATCAATGTTTCGCATTCTGGCCCCCGTTTAGTGCGTCACTGGTGCTTCTGGGATGCCGTTTTCGTTTAGTTCGGCAATAAAGCTGTTGTGAAGATCGGCAAGCACTTCTCGCCCAAACGAAGTGAGTGTTCCCTGTTCGACATCGAACATGTTGCTGTAAAAAATGATGGCATTCTTTGTTCCGACATCAACACCATATTTCTCGATCATTGCGCCCTCAATGTTGTTTGCCATAGCGAGGCGCTCTGCTACTGGATACAGCGGCATGGCGACGATGCCATTGGAATAAACAGAAACCACGGAATGATTGCCACTGTCATCAATAATGCTGACGGTGCCGTTTTCCTTTCTCATTTCATTGATGAATGCTGTTGCTATCAGCCAGCGCCACATAATCACGTGATGCTGTGATGTGTAATCGAAATATCCCTGGTTGCCGCCACTGGCAATAGCGAGATGTATAAACATGCCTTCATCTGGTTTATCGTCATAATCCCCGGCATCCAGACGATTTACGGCATCAATATATGAGACGGCCTCAACGCGTTCTGTCATGCCATCGTTGCTGCGGTACATGATGTTTACGCCGTCAGGCGTTGCTTCTGCATGGAAAGTTAAGAAATTATTCATGTTTCGCCTCGCCTGAATGATTCTGTAACTCATATTTGCCCAACAATTCGTCCGCTTCCTGAATAGCTTCTGGTACGCCATTGAGCAGTGACATAACCGCGCCAATCATTAACTTGTCTCTGTTGCTGGGGCTGGCCCCTTCAAGCCAGAACCCTAAAACAGTCTGAACCTGTTCGATGCGACATTGCGCTTCAATGAGCTGGATGTTGGTCATTTCGCACTCTCCACATCGATTAAACCGATATCTATCAGGGAGGTAACTTTTTGTAGCCAGCTATTGATTACTGTCGCCTGTTCCCCTCCCACCGAGGGAACAATCTCATTCATCACATGAACCAGACCTGTGCGCGCTCTGGTAAGCCGTTCAGTCGCGCAATCTGCGGGAGTGAATGTGTCTGGATATGGCTCTTCGCGCCCCAGCAATGATTCAATTTCCAGCTCACACGGATGACGATAAATTAAGTTGATATTCATTTTTCACCCCCAAGAATTACCAGCTCGGCACGGGCATCGTTAACCAAAGATGAGCACGCTTTAATCGCATCCACGACATCAGCAGCGTCCATTTCTTCAGCCGAAAGACTGACAGCAACCAGGACAGCCGCTGCTTGCTCGATTAATTGAAGTGCGGACGTAAGGCGAGGGGTATTAATTGAGTTATTCATTGGTTGCCCCCGTTTTTACTGGCATTTGTCCACCTTCCAGCAGGAAATGAACGTCACGAACGGCGAGATCCAATATCGCGAGTAACGCCTTCAGCCTTTCGTCTCGTGAGGGAGAGTTGCTCACCAGAATGTCGTTAATCACTTCTGTCAGTGTGATGATCTGGCTTGTGCGTTCGAGGGGATCCATATGCACATCGTAGGTTTTAATCATGTGCCACCTCCATGCGGATACGACCAGCAAAAAAGCAGACGTGATCGCGCACCAGAGAACGGCGAGCATCGCGTTCAGACTCGGCAGCAATATGATGAATTTTGGCGGTAATTGTCGGGCAATCGCGGCGAACTGCGGCGATAATCCAGATAAATTGCGGTTTTTGGGTAGGGGTAGTAGCCAGCATGTGGCAGCCTCCTTGATTGATGGTTTATAGCCACCGCCGGAGGTCCTAAGCTCGCTGGCGGTGGACTGTACAGGGTTAGGACTACTGGCAATCAAGGAAACCAGCCTGACCGAAGTCAGCCCCATACAGCCCACCATTGATAAGGTGTGCGTGTGCGCCGATACAAAAAAAGACGCTGGCGCGTCATGTATCGCCTCGATTGCCTGCGGGGTCCTAATCCCGGCACCCGTTTTATGAGGTGCCTTATAACCATAAACCGTGTTGCCGCATAACGGCAAGCTCTTTTTTATGGACTCCGAAAACTCACTATTGGAAGCACCAGATGCACAATACATCGCGCTCATTTCGTTAACGTCACGCACGTGGACGAATGTTTTTGTGGAGTCACTACACGAGCAGAACAGGTGATCTACGACCAGAAATTCTCTGGCGCAGCCGCTGACCTTCTCAACGCTAACACCATCGACCGTAATTTCTGACATAGTTAAGGCATCCGCTCCTACCACCAGCAAATGATAAACTTTGCTTGTATCTGCTGTATTAATGCCTGACTTTGCTGTCATATTGCTGGATTTTGGCGACATACCAGCCAGTGAAAATGTCTTCTTCTGGACGGTTAGCATTTGTTAACCTCCGCGAACTCCTTCATGAAACGCGCCAGCGGTTGTACGCATGGCGATTGATACCCGTCGCGATAAAACGTCACTCGGTTGTGAGACACGCTTTCGACAGTAACGAGTGCTCCGTGGGCATCTTTGTAGCGTTTTTGAGGTTGTGGTGTTCCTGTCGGCTTAAACATTGACCGCCTCCAGACGCTTGGCGAGCCAGCGTTGCGACAGTCGGGTGAGTTCTCCTTTGCGCTGCTCATATTCCATGCCCATATCAATTAACGTGATATTGGTGCTTTCGAGATATGAGAGGTGCTCAAGTTGTTCTGCGTTCATATGGTCGCGAGGTTCGCCAGAATAGCCATTTATCCGCGCCCACTGTTTAGCAGTTAGCCCACCAAGAACGATACGAGAAATCATATTGCTCTCGTTTGTGTAGTGGTGTTGCTGCGTCGTTTTACCCATCTCGGCACGGGCCATATTCAGCGCATCGCACATTGGCTTAAAGTTGTTTGCGGCACTGAGACGGGCTTTTAGCTGGCGACGATAGCGGGCGGCGATTTCAGGCACGCTACGCTGTAATTCTTCCTCGCACTGGATGAAATAACGGCGGATAGCGCGCCCCTGATCATTGCGTTCGATCATTGCCAGTTCTTTCGCCATTCCGACACTTAACAGATAGTCTTTGCCGGGTCTGCCAGACTGCTTAATCTTGCTGTAAGCCGCGCCATTCGGGATTTTCCCCAAATTTGGGGAAATAGTTTTATGGACTGAGTAATCGTGCCCAATGGTGAAGTCATATTCAGAGATGCGATCAGTGATCCATGTAGAGAAGTCTTTTCCCACGCCCAACGCTTTGTGTAACGCTTTTGCGCTAACAATATTGGTTTCACGCCCACCGATATGACCAGGAATAACCGGGACAATTGCGGCAAATTCATTACCGTTAATTGTGCCCAGAGAGGCGTTCAGATGAGGGGCGGCCTCAGAAATTAATCTGCTTTTTTCGATGTTCATTTTCAGTCTCCGTTAGGCGGCGTTAAACGCGTCCGGGTAGAGTTTCAGAATGTCGGCAATTTCCTGCTGAGAAAGTCCGTTGTGATCATTTATGTTCGCAAGATGGTTAATATGAGTGATCACTTTCAGAACATCACCACGGCAGGAGAAACGGTAGCGAAGGTGTGTTCCGATACCATCAGGATTCTTTTCGTCGATACGCTCCAGAGTGATTCCAAGCTGGCGTTCTAACTCTGTTGCATAGTTACGACCAGAAGACAGACGGCAGTAGCGAAGAATGTCATTTTCTGTCCATCCCTCTATACCAGTACGCAGCATATAGACTCTGGCACGATGCTTTTTCGGTGTGCGCTTTGGTGCTTGAGGGGATTTTGTAAGGGGCGTAACATCAGATACACGAATATCTGAATTAGCCGCCTGTAATGGGCGGTTTTTCTTTTCCATCAGGCCACCTCGTCTCTAGATTCTAATATACACTTCTCAATCCATTCATCTATTTCAGACTCAACAAAAGCAATTGCCCGACTTCCAATTTTTACCTGTTTAGGGAACCTCCCCTGACTAATAAGACGATAAATCCATGCTTTGCTATAACCAGTTCGCCTTTGAACTTCAGAGAGACGAATTAATGAATTGTAATTAGCCATTTATTAATATCCTGTACTAATGACGCAATAACCCCCTCCTGCAACGAATGGCGAGAGTTTTATTTGCGTCAAATGTCGAATACGCCAAAGACCACAATATGAAAAACATATTGCGGTCTTTTATAAAAGATAGTCAGATTGTTTTGGTTTGTTTGCTCCACAAGGGTAGAGCTACCCTGCATTTCGGCAGGATCACGCTATTAGGCGTGACATCCAGTAGTTTTAAAGAACAATTGCGCTTTGTCAGCGCCAAAGCCTGTTAAAGAACATTCCGCTTTGTCAGCGACGTAGAAGGCTCAATACACCTTCGTTTGTAAAAGAGCGATTGCCCTTCTCCAGGGCTAACTGTTAAATAGCAATCCTCTGTGAGTTTTTATCAATCTACTCCCCTATACTTTAGTAAACCTCTGTATACTTGTCCAGTTGTTTCATGCGTGTTTTTCAAACACCATATGCACCACATTTCCGTCATGCTCGAGAGAATCCATATAGTCGGCATACCATTGAAGCATCTCCCGCCTTCCATCCAGATATTGCGCATGGTTGTATGTGCCACGAATTGAGTTCTTATCAACGTGAGCGAGCTGCGTTTCTATCCACGCGGTGTTATAGCCCTGCTCATGCAAAATCGTACTCATAGTGTGCCGGAACCCATGACCAGTTACACGTCCAGCGTAGCCAATGCGCTTAAACACTTGGTTTATGCTGGCCTCGCTCATTGTTTTCCTTGGATCATTGCGCCCGGGAAACATAAGAGGGTAATTGCCTGTTATTTCTCTAATCTTCCCAATAAGCGAAAGAGCCTGCTCAGACAATGGCACAATATGAGGCCGCCGCATTTTCATACGTGAAGCGGGTATCTCCCAGATAGCCTTGTTGAAATCAATTTCATCCCATAATGCGCCACGTAGTTCGCCAGTCCGCAAGCCGGTGATAATCAGTAGACGAGCCGCCATAACAACCAATGCGCTTCCTGAGTAACTGGACAATGCCTTGAAAAAATCAGGTAATTCTTTGGCTGTAAGGAAAGGGTAATGATTAGATTCATGGCCTTGCATCGCGCTAGTAAGGTCTGGTGCAGGGTTATACTCTGCGCGACCAGTGACTATTGCATAGCGGAAAACTTCCCCGCACCGTTGCCTCACTTTTTTAGCTTTTTCTGTAGCACCGCGCCCCTCGATGCGACGCAGCACATTCAGAAGTTCAAGTGGTTTGATTTCGGCGATGGGTTTTTTGCCAATGTAAGGGAACACATCTTTGTTGAAGGCTTCGAGGATGTCTGAAGCATAACCAGCAGACCATTTTTTTAATTTGCTGCTGTGCCACTCAAGGGCAATATCTTTGAAGGTGTTGTTTAACTGCGTTTCCCGGGCAATCTTTTCCTCTCGTTTCGCTTCCATCGGATCGATACCACCAGCGATACCTCTTTTCGCATCTTCACGTTTTGCCCGAGCATCGGCTAGAGTAACCTCAGGATAAACACCTAGTGCCAATAGCTTCTCTTTACCAGCTACACGATATTTAAGTCGCCAGTATTTACCTCCATTAGGTTTTACCAAGAGATACAAACCGCCACCATCGGCCAGCTTGTAAGCCTTCTCTTTTGGCTTGGCTGTGTCTATTTGACGGGCATTGAGTTTCACTTGGGGGTACCTCCACTAAACCGAACAGCAAATACCCCCATAAGTACCCCCATCTGACCGTAGATTTTGAGGGACTTTAGTAGACGTCAAAAGACGAACGGGGCTTTAATACGCGGATTATAAGGGGTTTTGAAAGACTTTAGTAGACTTGGGGAGATGTTTGAATGGTGCCGATAATAGGAGTCGAACCTACGACCTTCGCATTACGAATGCGCTGCTCTACCAACTGAGCTATATCGGCCCTGAAAGGACATGTTCACGAACGTGAATCACGGTGGACAAGGTTAAAACTAACCGGGCGATGCGTCAATGGCCTTGTGAATCAAATGGCTACTTTTGCATCACCCGGTTTTATTTACGCACGAATGGTGTAATCACCAATGCCGATCCACTTGTAAGTGGTCAGTGCTTCCAGCCCCATTGGGCCACGCGCGTGGAGTTTTTGTGTGCTTACCGCCACTTCCGCACCCAGACCAAACTGGCCGCCGTCGGTAAAACGCGTAGAGGCGTTAACGTAAACAGCGGACGAATCCACTTCGTTAACAAAACGCTGGGCGTTGCGCATATCGCGGGTCAGGATCGCATCGGAGTGTTGTGTGCCGTGTTCACGAATATGGGCGATGGCATCGTCAAGATCGCTGACGATTTTGACGTTCAAATCTAATGACAGAAACTCATCGTCATACTCTTCGGCTTTAACAGCAACCACCTTCGCAGGGCCTGCCTGCAACTGCGCCAGTGCAGCTGCATCTGCGTGTAATGTCACGCCGCTTTCCGCCATTTGTTTGCTTAATGCGGGCAGGAAGCTATCGGCGATGTTTTTATTCACCAGCAACGTTTCAACCGTATTACATGTGCTCGGACGCTGAGTTTTCGCGTTGACGATCACTTTTAATGCTTCAGCGATCTCTACACTTTCATCAACGTAAATATGGCATACGCCTATACCACCTGTGATCACCGGGATTGTCGACTGTTCACGGCACAGTTTATGCAAACCAGCGCCACCACGCGGGATCAGCATGTCGATGTATTTATCCATACGCAGCATTTCACTGACCAGCGCACGGTCAGGATTATCAATCGCCTGCACGGCACCCGCCGGTAAGCCGCAGGATTTCAGGGCGTCCTGAATCACCGCCACCGTTGCAGCGTTAGTGCGACACGTTTCTTTGCCACCGCGCAGGATCACCGCATTACCGGTTTTCAGGCACAGCGAAGCGACATCAACCGTCACGTTCGGGCGCGCTTCATAAATCACGCCAATAACCCCCAGCGGTACGCGACGACGCTCAAGACGCAGGCCGCTGTCCAGTACGCCGCCATCGATTACCTGCCCCACCGGATCGGCGAGGTTGCACACCTGACGTACATCGTCGGCAATGCCTTTCAGCCGTGCGGGCGTCAGTGCCAGACGGTCAAGCATCGCTTCGCTAAGGCCATTGGCTCGCGCGTCAGCAACATCCTGGGCGTTAGCGTTGAGGATGATTTCGCTTTGTGCTTCCAGTTCATCGGCGATTTTTTCCAGCACGCGATTTTTTTCGCGGCTGGAGAGTTGCGCTAATTTATACGAGGCTTGCTTCGCGGCAATGCCCATTTGTTCCAGCAT